TGAATTGTTATAACATCTGTGTTGTTATAGTTTAAACCTGATGTTACAACTGAAGCTGATGAAATAGAGTTTCCAACTTTAATGCCGGACAGAGAAAGAATTTTATCAGAAACTATTGTCTTGGATACTTCTGGGTTGGTATTTCCGAGATTTACGGAATATCCCCAACCGCTATTTAGTATTGTGAAACTTACAGCACCAGTTGAATCATTCACCGCCGTTACTTTGGCTTTACCATTAACTCCACTTACCGAAACTACATCGACAATGTCACCAATTTCAAAGCCGCCATATTTTGCTTTAATGGAACTCAATGACCCCAATGATCCTATAATTTCAGGCGAGTCTGGATAAGCAATATCAAGGCTTAAAAGTTCACCTGGAATAAAAGTTCCGCTTATATTTGTGACATAAAGAACATGAGAAACGCTATTGCTTGTCTTGTATTTGATGTACTTCTCGACAAAAGCCTGAGCACCAGAAGAAAGACCAGTAACAAACTTTCCAACAAAGTCAATTGCTCTAGAAGATGAAGACCCAGTTACTGAAATTTCAATGTACTGTGGCTTAAACCATTCGCCTTCGGAAAGTTTAAATAGATCATCACCTGGATAATACACTTTAGCATTAGAACCATAGACCAATCTGAAAAATAGATCAATAGATCTTGAAGTTCCTTTTGATCTGTATAGGTCATATGAATTTTTGATAAGTAATGGTTTGTTAGTCGCAGTGTCAAACTCGATATTGCACAGATATTTTTCTTTAAATTTAGTTAGAAAAATATCCATAGTACGATCAACATCACGGATGTTGAGTAGATTTCGAGCCAGATATAATGAACCCATGCGGCGAGCCATGCCGCCCTGTCTGATGTGAGATGAACCACCAGACGAACTCGTGATTGGTGTGAGATCAGAACAAATGGTAATACATTTAAATGTTTCCAGACCATCAACGAGGACTAAAAGATCTGAACCAACATAGGCAATTAAGGTTCCAGTTACAGAACCCTGTGTAACAATATCACCAACATTAAAGTTGGTAGAATCATCAAGTGTAAGTAACTGAGAATTTTCTTCCAGCCACTCATAATAAGCTTTGACAAAAGCAATAAAATTAGGACCTTCCTCTCTATAAAAGGAAGGGAACATATTCTCAATGAGTGGAGAAATTTTGGCCTCAATAGACATGTATTATGCTCTTATTGCTTCTGCTGTAACTGATAAATCTGTATTGATAATATTAAGAATCACATTATTGTTTACTGAAATATCTTTATTTAGTGGATATGCATAAAATACAAGATTTGATCCATTATATGCATCCAGAATAAAGTTTATCAAATTGAGAGTACCAGTGGTATAATCAATCGTTCCAATATCAGTAATTACATTTCCATTCAGATTTGAAATAATATTAAGTGTTCCCTTTCCATCATCTCGAATAAAGGCGCTTAGACCTTTATATGTAAATGTCGATGAATATACGCTGTAATTTAGAGTATCAAAGTTCTTAATTAAAAGTGGTGTATTGAACTTTATACTCAATGTATCATAAGTAGAAAGTTTAGGAACTATTCGCTTGATTAACTGAACATCAGTTTCATTTGAGATAATTGAAAGCTGAGAGTTGTCAATCTGTTGAGTAAGTTTTGAATATCTAAATGTCTTATTAAATGTGTTTAGATTGTTGATAGCATATGAAAGAATCGAAGATGACACAATAGTCTTAATATCGCTAGGGCTCAAACCTGTGACATTGACATTATACTTTACAGTGGATGTAATACCTAGATACATATAGTCTGGTGAAACAAAGACTGGATCAATTGAAACTGGAGATCTTGGTTTTAGAAATTTGTAGTATTCTGTTTTTTTGGAATCCGGAAGAATATCAGTTTCTTTGAGATCAACAGCTATGAAAACTTTACCATACTGTGGAATATCTAAATCTTCACCGCCATATGCATAGACTGTATTTACTTCAGGGAACTGACCTTTGAGAAGAGTCTGATAATCCTCTGTTGTGACAGCTCGTTCCTGTGTTGTAAAATGTCTTGGTGCATTATACTTGATTGACTCAATTGATTCTGAAACCGAACCACCAGCCGCATTTGAAATAGTCGAAACTGTAATGTTTGTCTCACCACCGATGGGCGAGTCAGGAATAAATGTGGTACAACCATTTGGAAGTTCACCATTGCTAATTCTATACTCGATTGCAATTACGGAATTGTTCTTTGGTCTGCGCCCATTTACACCATCACCAAAAATGAGTTCATAAGAGTCATTCTCAGCACCCTGGATGAAGAACACCTGAGATGAAGAATTTAGATCAAAAAGAGATTTACTTAGTTTGTAGACGATTGGATTGGCACCACCATCTTCAAAAACTGTAGCGGTAATGCTGGATATATCTACGTTTTTATTTGTTAGAAGCATTCGATCATAATTATCATATGAATAAGTAAAAGTGTCCGTTACATAGTAACCTTCATAGATATCAAAGATGCCACCAAAATATTTGTAGCCATTTGAAATCTCATATGATTCCAAGACAATATTCTCTGGAACAGTAAATGTAAAGTTACGATTAAACTGATTGCTTGTAAACGTTGTGCCTTTTGTTACTAAAAGAGAAGTTTTTGTTAAGTCAGTAGTCTTGACTACAATGGCAATATTAGCAATTGCGGATTTAAATGACTGAGGAGTATAATTAAGTTCCTTAGCATGTGATACTACAGAGTCTCTTAATTGAGCAGAATCCAAGAACATTTCACTACCAATCATATTCAGATAGAATGAATTGTGAAATGTATTATATGATAGCAGGTCCAATAGAACCGACATATTTGAACCATCAAAATCATAGTCGTTAAACTTAGTTTGAGTCTTTAAATATGACTTAAATGTATTCTTGATCGTATCAAAATCAAGTGAACTCAGAATGATACTGGAATTTGACATTAACGTACTCGCTCTAGCGTTATATTAATTGTAACAGGTTCTACTTTATTTATAATCATATAAGTAATCGTTACCACATATTGATTCTGGTCATAGTATGGATCTACAATAACAGACATAACAATAGCTCTAGGCTCATATTCTCTAATAGTCTGTTGAATATATGTCGAGATCAATTCGGATGTTGCGGATCCCATTGGTTCAAATAACATCTGACGAAGATCAGATCCAATTCTAGGTTGGTAAAGTCGTTCACCTCTGTCAGTAAGTATTAGATTTCTGATTGATCTACTCACAGCCATTTCATCTATATAGCGTACAACATCTTTAATCACTGGGTGTGGATTTAGATTAATTAGAAAATCTGAATATCGTTGGCCTATAGTTGCCGAACTTTGTGTGAATTTATCTAATCTTGAAATAGCCATTTTGTCTCTCTTATGCGATTACAATTGCTGTGTTTGAAGTATTTACACTGAGCAAATACTTGGATGTCTGACCATATACTTTACATATCAATGAAGATCCTATATCAGCCGAAGTTGCTTTATATTGATTGTTACTTGAAAGGGTTTGAACGGTGTTTGCTGTCTCAAAACGAATCCATTCATACTGAATTGTTTTTACAGAAGAAGGCCATGTTCCACTGGAACATGTTAATGTTTCCCCATTTTTAGCAAGACCACTGATTGACGGCATATCAGCAGGAGCTAAACTAAAGGTAACTGGTCCGACTGATGCTGATTGTGCCTTCTCGATATTGGTGTGATTTTCCGAGGTTACAGTGCAGAATAGATTACACTCTAGATCATCCAAGACTGGAATGTAAGTATTAGTATTTGCACCGTAAATATCTGTTCCGTTTCTAGACCACTGATACGAGTACGTAAATGCAGCATTGTTGCTTACGCCATTGGCACTCCAAGTTCCATCAGAGCAAGTAACTGTATTTCCTACAGCTGCAGTTCCAGTGATAACTGGCAATTGTTCATTAACCGGTTCTGGTAGATTCATTATTTGGTTGACATTGTCTTTATATTGTGTATAATCAGTACTATTGACTGAAGTAATAAAATTGTTTACAGATGATGTATCAAGTACAGGTGGAATATTAGTTAATGTCTGAACAGTAGATTGATGTGAATCAATAACTGAAAGTGTCTGACTTATATTCAACATTGATCCGTTCATGATTGACTCACCAACGGAAATTGCATCTTGAATTGTCTTGACTGCACGAAGTGTGTCATCCAAATCTTCGATTGTGATACCACCTTCATTGAGAGATTCACAAATATTAGATGCAATAGCCTTGCCTATTTTCTTTTCTAAATCTAAAGCGGCTTTTTGTATTACATCTCTTGCTGAATTTTCTAATTTACTCTCAGTAAACACATTACAGTAATTAAGTCTATCCTGAAGACCTCTTGCCGTAACTAAAAGTTCATCTAGAGCTTTTGTAACTTCTACAATTCTACTAATTAAATCTATAAGTGCTTCAATGTCTGGTAATACACGCCCGATAGTTTGCTTGACAATAAACTTAGGTAGCTTAAAAGGATTCAGAGGAACAGAAAGAAGAGGAAAAAGCTCTTGCAATTTCTTTTTAATTGGATCACTTAATGATTTAAGTTCATCATTTATATCATTCAGTGCCTTTTCTAATTTCTGCTGAAGTACGTCACAGTCATTACTCGAGTTAAGATCACTACTAATTTTTTTAATTCGTTTTGCTAATGTCGATCCACCTGTAAATCTAGCATCTCGAACTTGTTTATCCGATTTTATTTTACAAGCACCAGATAAAGCAGGTGGGTTTACTAACTCTGAAGATCTTTGAATATTCTTTCTTGCTTCAGCATCTAAATCTGTCAATTTAACTGAACTCAAGGCAGTTACAGTAGGCGGCGTAGGTTTTGACTTGGAATGGACTTTTTGTGAAGCTTTGGGCTTCTGAGAATCAATCAATGCTTTTATTGCGGTTGGTACTGGCGGTTTAGATTCCATTACTTAGACTCCGTCAAAATGCCGGATTCAAATGTAAATGATCTACCACCGGCTACAATAGTATCATTTACACCATCACCAGGTATGATATGATTAACCGAAGTAATTCCTCCCACTTTAGTATTTAAGCCGCCCGGCGCGGAACATGTAATGTCAGTACCAGAAGTAAGTGAGATTCCATTTAGACCATTAAGAGACAATCGCCCGGCTGCTGAAAGTTTCATATCACCATTTGTATTGATTGAAACATCATTCTCTATAACAGCATTTAGAGTTCCGTCAACACTAAGATTACAGTCGCCCTTTATGGCGATTTTCTTAGCACCACCAACAATGTCAAAACTATCTCCTACTGTTTTGATGACCATGCGCCCTTCAGTATTGATCTCGATTGAAGTTCCAGATCTGTGGAAAATGTGGATTCGTTCTTGCCCAGGCGTATCATCAAGTTCAATAGCATGCCCAGATCGAGTCTGAATAACTCGATTATAAGGATACTCAGCGGCATATGCGGAATCAGGTTCTACGGGGTGTGCCTTTTCTTTTCCGATAGTCTGTTGCCCACGAGCAAGTGCAGGCACCGAATGTTTACCATTATCCATATCTGGGATGACGGGAAATGTGCCCATGATCATTGCAATCTGTTTCTCGCGCCCATCCATGAAGAAACCGATCACACGTGAACCGACAGATAACTGTGGAGTATCTCCGTTACCTTCAAAGCTGGCACTAGTTGTTGGCATCATAACCTGAGCCCAGTCAAGATCTTCAGTAGGAATATCATCGTGGACATTGAAGATTCTGACCTTTACTCTGCCTAGCTTTAACTCGTCATTAATATCTTCAACGATTCCGACAAACCAACGGAAGCCATCTTCACCTAAGAATTGAGTAGTACTCATTATGCATTGTCCTCAAAGTCACCCTTAATTAGTTCTAGAGCCATCGTATGTTGTGGTCTATCACTATTTAAGATTATATGTCTAATTTTAGAAACCAAGTAATTTCCAGTATTTAAGCGTGCTTTAGTCTTACCATTGTCAATTGATGTTGCAGCAGGTAAGTGACAAATAATCATGTCACCAATATCTATATCTGTATCGCCATAAATGTAAATCTGGATTTTATTTTGATCAATTTTTAATGCTTCCGCAATACCAATACTTAATGCTTCAGGGTACTGAGTTTTTGGATTTGCACTAGAGATTGGAACTAATCTAGTAGCAGATGTAGTCTTACCCTGCGCGTTAGTATAAGTCGAACTATTAAGTGAAGCTTTATCGTTACCGCTTGCGGTTTTAAGTGTATTAGTTCCGATATTGTCTGTATATGTAACTGTATTCAAGTTGCCCATAATAGTATCT